CTGCTCCATGCGATCTTCGTACAAGCCAAGGTAGCCATCGTAAATACCAAAAACTTCCAGACCTTCTGAAAGCGCAGAACGCACAACGCCGCGGATTGCAGCGTTCATACCCGGCGAATCACCGCCGCTCGTCAGTACACCGATTTTCTTGATCATGACTACCTCTGAACTGTGTAGATGCAATTTCTTAAGAATTCTGTCTCCGCCGATCGTCTTGAAACCTCTCCGGCTGCAGAAAACCAGCTTTACGGCTTATTGCTGGATATTATATCAAAAACACCCAGCTGAATTGATTCAAGTCACGCAATATAACGGTTAAAACACCGCATGGCACGCTGAGCTAACTCAGATATTCATGATAATACGTTGCGCTATGCCTCTATATGATTATAGCTCCCAATGCCCCTGCCTACCCGGCGGCACCACGGAGCACGGATCCAGGTGAATGATGACGTCCGCCCCCGCAAAACGTTGCCGCAGGGCTTGTTCCACCTGATCGGCCAACCGGTGCGCCTCGCGCAGCGGCAGCGTGTCCTCCATCTCCAGATGCAGCTGGATGAAACGCGTCGGCCCCGACTGACGCGTGCGCAGATCGTGTGCGCCTTTCACGCCGGGCCAGGAGGAAACCACGGCGATAATCGCCTGGCGCTCGTCATCCGGCAACGCCCGATCCAACAGCGACTGCACCGCTTCATAGCCCATGCGCAACGCGCTATAGAGGATGTAAACGCCGATGCCCAGCGCGAACAACGCATCCGCCCGTTGGAAGCCGTACCAGCTTAGCCCAAGAGCGATAAGAATAGCACCATTCATCATGACATCTGACTGATAATGCAGCATATCTGCGCGTACGGCCTGACTGCGCGTTTTTCTGACCACCCAGCGTTGATAGGTGACCAGAATCAGCGTGCTGACCAACGCGATCACCGTCACCACGACCCCGACGCCGGGATCGCGCAGCGTTTGCGGCGCATACAAGTGCTGGAAGCCGGTGAGGAACAAAAACAGGGCGGAGCCGGAAATAAACATGCTCTGCGCCAGCGCCGCCAGCGATTCCGCTTTACCGTGGCCGAAGGTGTGCTCGGCATCGGCCGGCTGTAGCGAATAGCGCACCACCAGAAGGTTGGTCAGCGAGGCGGCGATATCGACCAACGAATCCACCAGCGCCGCCAACAGGCTGACCGAACCGGTGTGGTACCAGGCGACGATTTTGATCAACAGCAGCGACGACGCCAGCGCGGTTGCGGCCAACGCGGCGGACTTTACCAGGCGTGCATAGCGCTGTTCCATAAGGGGCCCCGGCCAAAAGGTGTGGCGCTCAATATAGCGAAATGTCGGATAAAAAAAACCCCGCCATCATGGCGGGGAAGACAGGGATGGTGCCCTAATTTCTTAACTATCCGACTGAGATAAAAGGATTTATCTCTACCAACGTCCACACATTGACCACATCGAAAAAAAGCCCCGGATTTCCGGGGCTTCTTCGTTCTGTTACATCAACATGCTTTGCTGGCCGTAATTGTTTGGGTGCGGCAGCACCGGCACCACATGGCCGGGTTTCATAATGGTGCGCTCGATGGTTTCCATGGTGACAAATGTATGACTGCAATTGATGTTCTGACACTGGTGATAGCGCTCTTTGGTGTTCTCACTGAGATAACGACTTGAGCGAGCGTGTGCAGCAGTTCCGCAGATATTGCAATGAAACATAATTTATCACCTCCACCATTCAACATTGATAAAGTGATTTTAGACTTTTTACCTTTAATATCAATGAATTATTATCAATTCAATCTTGTTGAATTTCCTCCTCGTACTCCACATCAGAAAGCTTCACCTCAAGCTCTAACGCCGTCGTGTAGCCGCTATCGCTGAGTGAATGAGTCACCTTAGTGATTGTCCACGCCTGCTCATCTATGACGCGCTTAAACCCCTTCACCGCTATCGGCGTTTCCGGATATAAATCTGCACGCCCCATGGCGAGACTGATAGAAAACTCCGCCACACCACGTTGCAGCTTGTCCCACTTCGCCAGTGCGGCGCGCATCGCCTGCGCCTTGCTGGCATAGACTGTAGTGATGGCAAACACATTATCGGCCTCGCCGGTCATGTATTCCCCTTCCCTCGCTTCTTTCGGCTTGGCCGCCGTCTTCTTGGCAGTAACCGGCTTTGCCCTGGGGTGTTGCAGCGCGCGCAGGTGCTGAGGCTTCGGTTTGCGTTTGAGCTTGACCTGTTGCTTTTGCGGCTTCGGGTCTTTGGTGTGCAGCCATTTCGCCGTCACGCCGGTATACGCGGCCCGGTCAGCAATCGCAAATTGATGTCGGTCACCGTCGCGGCGCTCGATGGTCATCTGCGGTATCGGCTTACCGCTGGCGGTCACGCCATTACCGGCCCGGATAAATAGCAACCTCCCGGCTTTTATCGACACCTCCGCCCCGTTGCGGCTGGCAAGTCGCGTCAAAAACTTGGCGTCGGACTCCTCCGACTGGTCGATATGCGGGACTTTAATCCCGGCCAGCTCTTTCGCAACACAGGCGGCCAGCTTGTTCCTCTCGGCAATTTTGCCAATCACCGCACCGAGTGTCGTGTCATGATAAGACTCCTCCCGGCGGGCATTGAGCGAACCGCGAAAATCAGCGGAACGGGCGCGAATAGTCAATGTGTCAGGCGTTCCCCGATGCTCTATCTCGTCGACGGTAAAATTGCCTTTGTTGAACAATGGCGCACCCTGCCAGCCAAGATGAAGCGAGAGCACTGCGCCCCGGCCGGGCATCATGACCTGACCGTCGGCGTCGTCCAGTTCGATATCCAGCTGGTCAGCCTCAAATCCGCGGTTGTCCGAAAGCGTCAGGGAGAGCAAACGGGAGCTGATATCGTGCGTGATGTCCTTGTCGCCCATTTTGAGCATAAACGCCGGGGCGATGGTTGCCCCTGCATCCAGCGTCATCCCGGTAATCATTGGAACAGCCCTCCCGCCATGTTCCCCGCCTTGGCCGCCAGCTCGCTCACCTGACCGAGCATCCCCTCGGCCTGTGCCTGCAAATCGCCATACATGGCCGTAAAGGATTCATCCACGCGCGTGAGCGTGAGCGTAAACTCGATGCGGCGGGCGCTGCCGGTGGAGAAAAACTCCGTGCGGGTTTCGCTGACGCTGTTCACGACAAACATGCCGTAAATGGTGCCTGTCCCTTCCAGCAGCGGCCACGCCTTGCCCTCGGCCGCCATCGCATCGAGCAGTTGCATCGAGATTTTGCCACCGGTGATTTCGGGCAGCAGTACGCCGGAGAGCGTGATTTTTTCCTCATTCACGCCGAGAAATTGCAGCGCAGGCCGCTGGCCGATGCGGCTGTTTGACGGCCAGCGATAATCTACCGAGCGCGCCAGCATTTGATACGGCACCGTCTGCAACTGGAACACAAACAGCCCAAGAATCAGCATCATCAGCACAACCCCTTAATCCATCGCCATATTTGAGCGTTGCGCCGCGCGGCGCTTGCGCTCCCGTTCTTCCACCACGTCCAGCAACATCCGCTTGGTTTCCGCCGCGCTGGCTCCGCCGGGGTGCTGGCTGCCGACGTGGAAATTATTGACGCTGTTATCCACATAAGATTTCCCGCCCCCGGCCGTAACCGGTACATAGCCGCCCGTCAGCAAGCCACCCGACGGGGAATACCCGCGCCCGTTCGCCCCGTTGGCGTAGTCATTGGCCTTCTGCGCTTTCTTGTCGAGGTCGCTGGATTCAGCATTGATGACGCCAAGCTTTTCCAGCACCCAATCAATGCCCTGACGCAGCTTGTTGAATGCCCTGAGCGGCAGCATCAACACGTCGGCCAATCCGCGGCCAAACGCCAGCCCGGCGTTTTTACAGTTGTCGAGGGTCTCCTTCGTCGATTTCACCGGTTCGATTAAATCTTTGAACCATTGCCAGACCGCCTTTAGCTGATGTGGTCGAATAATCAGGACACTAAACTTACATCCAGAATGGAGGTGTTTAGTGAATCAGAAACGAAAATTTACACCAGGATTTAAAAAGGAAGCGGTGGCTCTGGTGCTGGAGCAAAATTACT